TTAGATAATGGCTTTTACAACCAACACGACAGCGTTCAACCCCGACCTTAACGAGCTATTCGAAGAGGCGTTCGAGCGTTGCGGCTTGGAACTTCGTACGGGTTATGACTTCCGTACAGCACGGCGCAGCCTGAACTTCCTACTTGGTGAGTGGGCTAACCGAGGCATTAATCTGTGGACGATTGAGCAAGGCTCGATCAACTTGGCACAAGGGGTAACTACGTATGATCTACCTGTGGATACCGTTGATCTTATTGAACATGTTATTCGCACTGATTCCGGACAAGGCCCTAACCAGACGGATTTGAATATCACGCGGATTAGCGTCTCGACGTACTCGACAATCCCGAATAAGTTGGCGCAAGGTCGCCCGATTCAGGTGTGGATTAATCGTCAGTCGGGGCAGAAGGTCGGGTCTAACGCAGCTACGCCTAAGTATCCACAGATTAATGTCTGGCCTGCGCCAGATCAGGGTACGACTCAGCAGCCGTATTACATCTTCTACTACTGGCGGTTGAAGCGCATCTACGATGCTGGCGATGGTACTAACGTGATCGACATCCCATTCCGCTTCCAGAACTGTTTGGTGGCGGGGTTGGCGTACATGATCGCCATCAAGAAAGAGGGCGTCTCGGTAGATAGGTTGAATATTCTGAAGTTGCAGTACGACGAGGCATGGGAGTTGGCGTCGAGCGAAGACCGCGAGAAGGCTGCTGACCGCTTTGTGCCGCGTGAGTACTTCATCTCTTAACTATGGGAAACAGGTTTAGTTCAGCCAAGAATTCGATTGCGGAATGTGACCGCTGCGGGTTCAGGTTTAAGCTGAAGGTCTTGAAGAAGTTGGTTATTAAGACCAAGCAGGTTACGATTAAGGTGTGCCCGACATGTTGGGAACCTGATCAGCCGCAGTTGCAGTTAGGTATGTATCCGGTGCAAGACCCACAAGCAGTACGGGAACCAAGACCGGATTTAAGCTACAAGCAAGCAGGTTATACCGGGTTGCAGCTGACGTTGAACACAGACTTCGGTGATCCGTCAGGTGGTAGCCGGATATTCCAGTGGGGCTGGGCACCGGTAGGTGGGGCAAGCGGGAACGATGCAGGGTTAACGCCCAACGCTTTGGCTCCGGTGGGTATCGTAGGTAGTGTAACAATCTCGTAGGAGTTGATATGAAACACGAAGACATCAAGAAAGACAAACCAGCCATGGAAAAGATCGCCAAGAAAGCGGTCACACGCCATGAAAAAGCAATGCACGGTATGGCTAAAGGCGGCGTGACTGGTGAGGCTATGCGCAAGTACGGTCGCAACGTAGCCCGTGCAATGAACCAGAAGTCGTCTGGCCGGGGCCGATAATGGCTAAATTTTCACAAAAGCAGGGCGGCAAAGAAGTAGGCCAAGCTGCTGTTTATGCGGAGCCACATACCATGGACGGTAAAAAAGTTAAGGCTGATCTGCCATATACGGCAGGTGCCAAGGTTATGACTGAGATGAACCCATCAGTTGCGGGTATCTCTAAAGGTAACTACAAAGAGACCAAGACCAGCGGCATCAAGATGCGTGGCGCAGGTGCTGCCACTAAGGGAATTATGTGCCGTGGCCCAATGGCTTGAGGTGAGTCGTGACGTATAACGAACTGTTCATTGCGGTCAAGAACTACCTGCAAAACGACTTTCCCACAAACACGTGGACGAGTGCGGCGGCTACAGGTACGGGCGTTATTTCGTCTAACGGCGCTGAACAGATCAATCTGTTTATTCAACAGGCGGAAGAACGCATCTATAACACGGTGCAGATTCCGGCCTTACGAAAAAACGTGACCGGTGTAACTACCAACGGCAATCAGTACTTGTCGTGCCCATCTGACTTCTTGTCGGTGTTTTCGATAGCGATTATCGATGGGGATGGCAACTACGAGTACATGCTGAATAAAGATGTGAATTTTATTCGCGCAGCGTACCCTAACCCAAATACTGAGGGTTTACCTAAATACTATGCGCTGTTTGGCCCTACGGTAACGCCTAGTTTTCCGTCTTCAATAATCACAAATGAACTTAGCTTTATTCTTGGTCCAACGCCCGATGATGCTTATGACGTAGAGTTGCACTACTACTATTATCCCGAGTCGATTATCCAAGGGGGTATTAGTGCGCTTGATTCAGGGGCGCTTTACAGTGGTTCTGGATACACCAATGGGGTTTACTACAATGTACCCTTAACAGGCGGGTCAGGTTCAGGTGCCGCTGCGACTATTGAAGTATCTGGAGGTTCAGTTACTTCCGTAACACTAACGGCTAGTGGTTCTTCTTACGCTGGCGGCGACGGTCTATCCGCATCTACGGTGTACATTGGTAATGGTACTGGCTTTTCTATTAACGTACTGTCTTTAACCAATGTTTCTGGTACTTCATGGTTAGGCGATAACTACTCGCCTGTATTGCTTTATGGCACGTTAGTTGAAGGCTACACCTTTTTGAAGGGTGAGCAGGATTTGATTGCTGTGTACGAGAAAAAATACCAAGACGCGCTTGGTCAACTCAACCGTCTGGGTACAGGGCTTGAGCGTGGTGATGCTTACCGTGATGGTCAGGCTAAGATTAAGGTGAATCCGTAATGGCTATCCAGCAAGGACTGACAAATAGCTTCAAGCAGGAGATGCTCCAAGCGGGGCAGAACCTTGCTACGGATACGCTCAAGATGGCGTTGTACACAGCGTTTTCAGATATTGGGCAGTTGACCACGGTATATACGACAACCAATGAAGTTGTAGGCACAGGCTATACCGCTGGAGGCGTGACTATGACCGGCGTGACTATTAGCACAGAGACTACTGGCCCGAATGCTGGGACGGTATATGTTGACTTCGCAGATGTGTCGTGGCCCGGTGCTAACTTTACCGCCCGTGGTGCGTTGATCTATAACGTGACCCGCAGTAATAAGTCGGTCGCGGTCTTAGACTTTGGTTCAGACAAAACTTTTACTTCAACCAACAACACCGTCACTATGCCAGCGAATACGGCAACGACGGCTTTAATTCGTTTTCCTTGAGGAGTGTAATCATGCCTATCGCAAAATCGCAAATGGGTGAGACTGTTCAGGCTGGCGTGGGCGCACTCACGACTAGCGATGGTCGCGTAAAACTAGGTGGTGTGTTTAAGGTCGAGTGTTTCGGCCCTGACGGTCAGAAGAAGTGGGAAGACAACTTCCACAACCTCGTCGTCAACGAAGGTCTGCAAGACCTAAACACCAAGTACTTTAAAGCATCGGGCTATACCGCCGCTTGGTATCTGGGCCTAGTGCTTGGCCCCGGCTCGGGCACGGTGTTCGATCCTACAGATACCCTAGCGTCGCACGTTGGCTGGACTGAGGACACTAACTATTCTGGTAGCCGTAAGTCTGTGACGTTTGGTACAGCTACGTTGGCTGACCCGTCTGTAATCGACAACTCAGCAAGCCCTGCGGTGTTTAACATCAACAACACGACAACGGTTGCTGGCGCGTTCTTAGCGTCGGTAGCGTCGGGCACTTCGGGCATTCTGTTCTCGGAAGGCGACTTCACAGGCGGCGACAAACTTGTGGCAAGTGGTGACACGCTGAACGTCACTTACACCTTCTCGGCTGATGCTGTTTAATTAAGGAGTAACTATGGCTACCATGTTTAAAAAGGGCGACACTGTTAAGTTGATTGCGGTAGTGCCGCAAGGCCCGGTTGAGGCTTTACGTATGGATGAGGATGGTAATTTTTCGTACCTTATTTCATGGACTGATACTAATGGCGCGGCGCATTCTCGTTGGTTTGATGAGGCAGAATCAGAAGCGCCTTTTTCCGCGTTACCTGTAACCGGCGGGCAAGTATTATTTGTTACTGTAAGTGAAGCAGTAAACTGTTCTTCGGTAGAAAGCGGTGTTGTTACGTTTGTAGCCGCAAGAGCAGAAGCACTTAATGTAAGCGAAGTATTCGCGGCGCAAGTAGTATTTGATGGGCAGATTGATGAAGATGCGCAGTTTGACGCTGTTGTATCCGGAGCGCAAACCGCTGTTGGAGTAGTAGCTGAAACAGTTAATTTATTAGACGCAGTTAACGACGAGCGGTTTGTATTTGCGGATAGTGCTGAGTCTATAAACGTAAGTGTGGCGCTTTCAGCACAAGTAGTGTTTGATGGGCAGATTGATGAGGACGCACAGTTTGACGCGGTCGTATCAGGGCTACAGACAGCGGACGCGGCGGTAGATGAGCAAATAGATTTTAATGCTACGTTTGCGGCGCAAGCTAATTTTGTTAGTGCATTAGCAGAGTCTGCGTCGTTTAGTGCAATAGTATCTGGTGCTCAAACTGCTAACGGGTTAATCACTGAAGAAGGGCATGTCAGTAGCGCCGTAGACGCAGATGTTTTAGGTACGGCGGCTATTGATGAGTTTATAGAAGCATACGACCTGAACATTGCTTCTGCGGTACTTATTAATGTTGTCGAAGACCGTGTTGAGATGGTTAGCACGGTTTCCGGCGTACAGGATGCGTTTGGATCCATAGCAGAAGAAGTAGACACAAGTGTAACTTTTGCGGTACAGGCTAGTTTTGTAGCAACACAGTTAGAAGAAGTAGATGCAAGCGCAAACGCTGCGGCGCGAGTAGATTTTAGTGCTGACATAGATGAAGACGTTCAGTTTGACGCAACAGTTGCTGGCCTACGGATCACCTCTGCTGCGCGTAGCGAGTCAATAAATGTAAGTAGCACCGAAGCAGTACAAGCAGACTTTGTAGCAGCGCAAGATGAAGAAGTTAACGCAAGTGCAGCGGCTTCAGCGCAAGCGGACTTTAGCGTCAATATAGATGAGGATGTTCAGTTTGATGCGGTTAACACCGCCGCAGCTATAGTTAATGCAGCCCAGAACGAAACAGCGGAATTTAGTGATACAGAAGCAGCACAGGTTGATTTTGTAAGCGCAATTGCAGAAGAAGTTAATTTAAGTGCGGCTCAAGCCGCTCAAGCTGATTTTGCGGCGGACATTGATGAAGATGTACAGGTAGATAATGTACAAGTAGCAACAGCAAACGTACTTGCTGCAATACAGGAACAAGCTAGGTTCTTTGATTCAAACTTTGCACGGTACCTGTGGGAGCTTATCAATGACGCACAGAACGCGGACTGGCAAGATATAAATAGCACTACGACTCCGGGCTGGGGGCTGATTGGTACAGAGCAGACAAACAATTGGCAAAACATAGACACCGACACATCACCGGGGTGGGGCGCTATAAATACGGATGAACCCGGCGATTGGCAAGTAATAGACACAGTTTGAGGTAAACGATGCCATTAGTACTAGCAGACCGTATAAAAGAAACGACCACTACTACGGGCACTGGCAGTGTTACGCTCCTCGGCGCCGTTATAGGATTTCAATCTTTTGCTGTTATTGGGGACGGTAACACTACGTACTACACCATTGCGGGTCAAGGCACTAATGAGTGGGAAGTCGGGGTTGGTACCTACACAGCTTCTGGCACCACGCTATCCCGTGACACTGTGCTTGCATCTAGCGCTGGTGCGCCTACTAAGACAAATTTCTCTGGCGGCACCAAAGACGTATTTGTAACTTATCCGGCAGAACGCGCAGTCTATTCTGATGGTACAAACATTGTGCCTGATACTGCTGCGGTATTACCCCCTTCTAGTGGTGGTACAGGGGCTAATACGTTAACGGCAAACAATGTAATTCTTGGTAATGGTACGTCTGCTGTTCAGTTTGTAGCGCCGGGAGCTAGTAATAATGTCTTAGTGTCGAACGGTACAACATGGGTTAGTGGTGGGGTTAGCTTACCTAATAGCGTTACTTTTAATAACGGCGGCGTTGGCGATGCTTCAGGTACGACCTATAACGGTAGTGCCGCTCGTACAATTAGCTATAACACTGTTGGGGCACCAAGCACTACTGGTGCTAATGCGTCGGGTACTTGGTCTATAAACGTAACGGGGTCTGCGGGGTCTGCTGGTACTGCTAACTTTGCCACTTCCGCAGGGTCTGCTACTACTGCGGGCTTTACAAGTGTTTTTACGACCACTAGCACAGCCGTTAGAACTCTAGGGGTGACATATACAAACACCTCTGGAAGGGTACTCGGGCTTTATGTTGCTGCTCGAAACGCTAGTGGTGTTTCCACAGGCATGACTTATTTAGTAAATGGCGTAGTTGGCAATTATGCGACCTACACCCCCGGCACCGCTAACTTCTGGAGTGGGAGTTCAATAATGGTTCCGGCAGGAGCTACGTATAGAGTTAATAACGCCACAGGTTTTTCACTCGCCGCAATAGTGTTCACGGAGGTTACGTAAATGCCTTACTACAAGAATGACGAAGACGATCTTTACTGGATTGACTCAGAAGAGTTTGAGCATGTCATTCCTGCTGGGTACGTAAAAATAACAAACGAAGAAGCGGAACCGATCTTAGAACTTCACCGAAACCCACCACCCACGGCAGAATTAGTGCGCACTGACCGTAACGCTCGTTTGGCGGCGACGGATTGGTCTCAGCTACCTGACGTACCTCAGAGCATTAAAGACCTTTGGGCACCTTACAGACAAGCTTTACGAGATGTGCCAGAGCAAGAAGGGTTTCCGTTAAACGTACAGTGGCCTGTAAGTCCGAGTCCGCTGCCGTGGGAACAACAATGATCGGTACGGTAATGGAGGTATAAATTGACCCGCTAACCCTTCTCGCTGCTGCAAACGCCGCTGTTGCGGCAGTAAAGGCTGGCTGCAAACTTTACAAAGACATCAAGGGTGCAGCGGGCGACGTAAGCGATGTATTAAAAGACCTGAAGGAGCAGTACAACAAGATAGTAGACCCGACACCACAGCAAAAAATGCAGTACAACGCAGAAGTGCAGCGGGTGCAGGAGATAGCCAAGGCCGATCCAAACGACGTATTCACAGACATCGGTAATCAGTTGGGCGCTTTAATGGATGCGTACGATGCAATCAGCAAGCTGTTCTTGAAGGAGCAGTTGGAGGCAAAGCAGGTGTACAAGGGCGAAGAGAGTATTGGCAGGCGGGCACTAAAGCGCATTCTGATTACATCAAGGCTAGATGCAATGATGGCTGAGATACGAGAGACGATGGTGTACCGCAGCCCGCCGGAGTTGGCTGGGTTGTGGGGTAAATTTGAAGAGATGTGGCAGCGGATTGTTGCCGAGCAGGAGATAGCCCACGCAGAGGAACTGAGACTAGCACAAATAGCAACATGGCGACGCAGAAAAAGAATAGCGGAAATCAGGGCAAAGGCAATGTGGGTTTCGGCAGTACTCTTCGTAATAGCATGGGCGGTGGGTCTAATGTGGCTAACGACAAGAAGCATGATTACGAGAACGTCCCTTGGTCATTGATTGTCGTGGTGCTGGCAGTTGTGCTGATGTTCTTTATCGTGATGCCGATCTTAGCGTTCATGTACTACGACATGTACTACGCAACCCAAGCGGCGGTGCATGAGGTGCGGAAGATGAAAGAACTGCGCAAAGAGATTCAGATTGAAAGGATGTACGACAGATGATCACGCTAGCACAGTTTAAGAAGTTCGCTCCCAATACTAAGTACGCGCAGCAGTGGTACGACACGCTGTTCGGCCCGCAGACTGAATTCGGCGGCAAGTCTCTGCTAGATGAATACCAGATCAATACCCCGAAGCGCGTTGCGGCGTTCTTGGCGCAGTGTGGTCATGAGTCGGGCGGCTTTGTGTTTGTCACCGAGAACCTGAACTACTCAGCCTCCGGCTTGATGCGCGTGTTCCCCAAGTACTTCCCAACGCAAGAGCTTGCCAAACAGTACGAGCGTAGCCCAAAAAAGATCGCCAGCCGGGTATACGCTAACAGGATGGGTAACGGGGATGAGGCGTCTGCCGAGGGCTTTGCCTACCGGGGAAGAGGAATTTTGCAGCTAACTGGCAAGGATAATTATTTTTGGTTCGGTGCTTCTCTTGACCTGACCCCACAA